GGCAAGCCGTACATCAAATGTAAATAGTTTTGAAAGCCTCCATTAGTCACTATTTATACCAATAATTGGCTCTGCTGTTGGGTCAGTTGTAACAGTTCTTGTGCCTAAAACGGTTGTATCATCGCTCTTTGTTACCGTTAGTGTTGTGCCAGATACCTGAGTATTGTGCACTCCCTGGGCTATCATACCATAAAGTGACTTAACACTTAATGCATCTCCATCGCTAGAGGCTTCTACATTAGACGTAGCACGACGAAGGACAATATCGGCTATCCGTACAATATCTGCTTCAGTAAGAACTTGATTGCCTAGTATATAGCCAGCTTCTCCTGCGCTGTAGCTTCCTGGTAGTGCGGTGCTCCAAGGATCTCCGGCTGATGCAGCGGAGTTTAGTTTATTGCCCATTGTACCAGCATCATTGTACTCAGCAGATAAGGCTTGCCATACAGCAGCCGCAAGGCTTTGCGGAGAAAGCTCAGTAAATGGTGTAATATGACCTTCTAGGTTTCCAGTAGCTCTAGGAGTTGCGGCTGCACTAAACTGAATAAAGGTATTAGCAACAGCATCGATAATAGCGCCTAGCGTTGCGTTATTAACGGTAAAGCTAAAACTAGTGTTACCTATAGCGTTAGCCGCAATAAGGGCAGTACCAGTGAGCGTAAAAGTAATTGAAGTGCTGCCAACCGCAGAAACTATAAGTTCTAGCAGCGCATCACTTACTGTTACTGTTACGGTTGTAGCAGCAGAAAGATTGCGTCCAGCCGCAAGAGTTAAATCCCCTGGCGTAAAACGAAATACACAGTTAGTAAAAGACGACATGGCACCTGCCTTAAATGGCAAGCACCAAGACGAAGGCGCAAGATGACCATAAGGTATTCCAGCGGTTTTATCTGAAATGCCTTCACCGCAGGTTGTGTTCCTGAGTTCTGTTCTGCCCCACATTTGCCGCAAATTTCCAGGGGAGCCACCGATGTAGCGTATTGGATTTTGAGACAGAAATGAGGAATTAAATCTTAGCCCCATGCAAAGTCTACTGACCCGTAAAAGCTAGTCGAAGCTGCTGTAGCTGCTCCAGCAAAATACAGCCAAACCAGACAAGCCCCATCCATAATTCTTGGCATAGAAGGAAGCTGATTTACCAGGTCACGCTCTGCCGCAACACCAGCCGTAGTTAGTGGCAAGGTAAGAAGTGGACGACCTAAGCAAAGAGCGCCAGTGCCAGTATTAGCTGCGGAGAAAGTTACAGACGCTACGTTTTGCACGCCGGAGTCTCCGTTAGCTAGTGGCAAAAATGGGCCGTAGTTATTAGCTGCTGTACCTGAATGAGATATGTGACCAACGATAGCAGATGCAGTCATTGATACAGTTACAGGCAGTGCATTTCCACCAGTACCGCCTTGGTCTGTGTATGACAAAGATATGTTTTGAGCTGTAGCACCAGCAGCAGCAGTCTGAACCCAAAAAAGTCTACAACCAGCGCCGTTTGCATAACGAAGCGTAGGAGTTCCGGTTAATGTTTGTGGAGACGTAGTGTTGTTACTGATACCAGGCCAATAACCTTGCAAGTCTATTAGCATAAGCTGAGATGGTACTGCTGTCGCTACAACGCTTATGGCCGACACGTTAATACCATGCTTGGTATCAGGACTTACGTTACCGCCATGACGCAGTCCAAATATCTGCGTTCCGTTTCCGGCAGTTTCGTTACAAGTAGTCCAAGCAAGTGACGTACCAGCAAAAGCATTGGCGACTGGAAAGCCTCCTAATCCGCTAAAGTCATACCAACGACCTGCTGTGTAGGCAGATGCACCAGTAATCTTATTGAAGTCCGTACGCAGCGTTTTGCCGTTAGTAGTTATCTCGTTTATTAAGTCATCTATTGAGTTAAAGCCCATAATTTATCCCCATACAAAAGTAAATTCACCTAATACTGGCGCTGCTGCACTTTGAACAAAATCGTAAGAGTAAACAGTCAATCCTGCTCCTACAGGAATTTTTGGCATTTTAATACTTGTTTCAGTAATAAATATTTTTTCAGAAACCACATTAGGGAATACTGGTAGCACCGCTAAAGGCTTTACTAAAGCTATGTAAGCTAATCCACCAATGCCTTCATTAAGTTGAATACTTATAATGTTTCTAATTCCAGTATCGCCAGGTGCAAGGCTAACAAAAAAAGAACGAGCATTTGCTGATACAGAGGTACTAGCAGAAGCTAAACTGTGCGATATAGTTTCGTTAATTAGTGCTGTCGAAATGGTTGAGGTATTGCCGTCTTGATTTGTGTAAACAATAGTTGCGTCGGTATTTGCTGCATTAGTTGATAATGAAGCAAAAATTGCCATTAGCACTCCTTCCCCATCGGTGTAGCGAGGTAGAGTCAAAGTATTATCCATCTCTTGCAAATCAGTAGAATCGCAATCTACAACAGGATAAAAACCTAAAGTATCAACCAGCATAAAACTACTACCAGAACCAGCGGTAGTTTTTGAATGTCTCATGTTCCAAGAAAGTAAATACTTTTGTTGCTCTGACAATGGATTAGGGCCAGTAAAAATATACTTGTTGTTTGTATTTACTACAGGGGTAAATGTTAAAGGACTTGCAGCATAAGAGTTGTAAAGCGGAGTTCCAGAGGCCCAAGATAAATCAGTAAAAGCTCCTGCCGCTGTCGTTGACGCCGCCTTATAATAGTGCTGTGACCAGACCTGGCCGTTATCAATGGCAGTAGTAACGTCTGCTATGCTACTGAAGCCCATCGAAAGTTTCCTCTATTATTTTTTCTATTGCGGCACCTGACCAAGCTATTGCGCCGTGTGGATGGTCTGAGCATGGCACGATTTCATCATCAACCATGTCCAGAACCTTACCACAATGAGCGCAATAGTGCTCCATATTAGTCTACCGTAGCTGTTAAAGCGCCAGCGGCAAACTGAGGCTGAATACCAGTTGAGATAGCTAACGAAGATGTCAACGCACCTTTAAGGAGCAGATTACCGTTACCTGACAAATCAGTTCCGATACCAAAATGAGTTACTGTTGACGAACCTCCAGTTGCCTGTGGGAACTGAACGAGTGCTGTATTTGATACGGTACTAACGCTTCTAGTCCAGCCGCCAGCAGTTCTAGCAACACCAACACGAGCATAACTAGTGTAAGCTGCCTCGTTAGTTGACTGGTTGCCAGCCTCTCCTGGGTCAGCAGTATGAAGTGAAATGTAGAAACTGCCAGCCGCAGCTGAGTTCTGCAATCCAGCAGCATCGCCAATGTTAGCCCAATCTGTGTTTAGAAAGAGCAAGTCAAGAAGTGCTGCTTCAGCAGCGTTAGTCATAGACATAATCTAATCCTTATCCTCATCAATGTTATCAATAGACAAAGTTGTGTTTCCAAGAGCATCAGTTCCAATCGTACCTAACTTCTTACTAGCTTTTGGAATGATATTATTTATTACTATTGGTTGTTGTTTTGCTGCGCTAGATTCAACCGCTGCGTTTGTAGTGTTTATACTTTCCATCCGCACTCTAAGCTGCTCTAAAGCGCTGTCTGAAGCAAGTCTGCGCTCTTCCATTAGCTTTTCTGACTCAGATAATTTAATCCGCATGTTTTCAAGTTCGAGTTTTTGAATCTCAAGTATATGAGCCATTTGGCTAGTTTCTTGCTTAATAAGCGCCTTGTCTGCTTCTGTTTGAGCAGTAGATTGCACTTTAAGCATATCAACCTGAACGGCTTGTGCTTTAACTTGCACTTCCTGTTGATCAATAGCAAGTTTTTGCTGCTCCATGTACTCCTTAAACTGCTGCTCTTGAACACGCAGTTGAGCCTCAAGCTGGTCGCGCTGCATTTTAAGCTGTTGGTCTTGGTAAGCCAGTTGATTTTTAACTGACTTATCCTGCATTTCCATCTGAGCGGCTTGCACACGAGTTTGTGACTCTATTTGTGCTATTTGTAACCTACCTTGCATTTCAAGCATCTTAGGATCAGGCGGAGGCGGTTGCTTAGCCGCTTCTTCTTTCGCTTGAGCAATTTCGCCAATTTGTTGAAGGGCTTTGGTAAATATGCCATCGAGTTCTTTGCCTCCCTTGTAGCGCTTAATCATGTTCTGGAATAGCGATATGCTAAATCCGATAAGAGGCGGGTATTGCTCAATAAGCCCTCTCATTTGATCAAAGAAGCTACCAGCGGTTTGTATAAGTTGGCTTGCCTCTTGTGCTTGCTGCTGCTGGTCTAACGCTATCATTGAGTCTGTAGCGATCTGGATGCGGTAGCAACGCTTCTTATTATCACGAAAGATGTCAATAATCTGACGCTTAACGTCATCGATTTGCTGTAGCGGATCTGGCGGTAAGGGTGGCATCATTTCAGGCATCATACCTGGCTCACCTGGTGGCATACCCTCTTGCATTGGAGGCGCTGGTGGTGGTTGTGGAGTGAAGATTGTAGGCTCAATTAGAGCATCAGCATCACCAATCTCAAAGATTGTAGCTTCGTCAAACTGCTCTGCGATGATAGTGCCAAGGTTTGCTACAGCATCGGATACGAACTTAGCAAACATGTTTTGGCGCACAATTAAGCCAAGGGATGACCACTGGTTTTCAAGTCTATTTGCTGTTGCTGATTTGTATTGCTCAGAAGTGCCACGAAGAAGGTCAGATACCTTTAAAGTTTCGTATAGCTGCTGTAGTGCGCTTTGTCGTGCGCCCTGAAGGGTATTGAGAGCGTTGATATAGGGCTCAATGTTAAGGCTTTCTATGCCCGCTGCAAGGCCGCCACGCTGCTTATAGCTTGGCCAGTTAGTAACAGGAATAACCTTTAGGTCGCCAGTGTAGAGCTGCTCTACTTGATTGCCTAGAGTAGCATCATAAAGCTGGTTAGTACGAATGGCTTGAGTAACGGCGTGAATACGGGTTGTGAGGCGCTCTACCTCTAGGATTTGGTCTTTAACATGAGCGTAATCTGATACTGGAATTACAGAATCAGGATCCTCTGATTGCCTTATAACGGAGCAAGGGTAGAACTTATCAAACTTAGTAGGCGGGTCTGATGCTTCTAGGACAGATTTTTCGCTACCTTTTTGCATCCAGTAGACTTTACCTGTTGCTTCGCACCAAACCTCAAATATCTCAGCTTTACCCTCAAACTTGTCATCTTTGCGGGAAATGTCTTTCTTAATAACATCAGGGTAAGAATCGTACTTTAAGTCTTTGGCGACTTCTTTGCCAAACTTCTCTTCTGCTTGGGCCCTATCCAGGTAGGCACGACGCGCTTGCCATTCGATTTCTTGCTCCGTCCTTGCGTCTGAGCAGAAGTAGTCTGCGTAGAGGACGTTTTCAAGGATCGCTTTTTCGCTGGCTTTTTGCTCGACTTCGAGACTAGCGAGCATAATACCGCCTGGGCCTTGCGTAAGAGTGCTTGTATCACCATCATAAGGTTTACCCTCTCCATCAATGATTGCGCCTGTAGGATCTTTAATTAGCGCAATTTCTTGCATTACAGTTTCAAACTTAGCCATATACCTAGCCCAAAGAACGGACTGGCCAGTAAGTAAAAGCTGCATAGCGGCGGTATAGCCCACCATGTCAAAGTTGAAATAAGTATCCATAGCGTACTGAATGTTACGCTCTAGGATGACGCTACCAAGTTGAACAGGAATACCACCTGTGCGCTTTTTGGGGTTTACCTCAGCTTT